CACCAAGATTATCAAACTCATTAGTTTGAGCAATCGCAGTTTCAAAATTTTCAGTAACTAAGTAACCTGTGTATTCAATATTGTTTGTTCCGTAAAGAGATTGAGTATTTGCTTCCTGAATAAAGACTGTAACTGGTGCATTTTTAATAAAGCCAATGCCATCAGTTGCCAAGTACTCAAACGAGTTAGGTCCAAATTGATCAAAGTTATCATCCAGGTATTTTATCGATGGGATCTTAATGTCAATATACTTATCATAAATTGCATCACCTAGATAAAGCGGTCGCACATTAAATGATAGGATTGCCTCGGCTGTAATATCATCAAGTACGATATTTGCAAAGATAAAGTTTCTAAGATCATTTAGCTTATGTTTTACACCAACGATTAACGAACCGACTTCGCTAAAATTAAAGCCGGCAGCAAAGTGAAATCTAACGGTATCAAATACTAAATTCGCAGAGTAAGTTGGATCAATTGGTGATTGTGACAGGGCTGGATCATAGTCTTGATATTCTGGGGCAATATCGCTATCTAGTAAAGCTAGTCTTGAGCCCCCGATTGGCGCAACCGTAATATCCTTAACGTTGCGAGTCGTTGCAAAATCTCCATCGTCGTTATAGATCTGAATTAGGTCCATAGTGGTATTACTCAACTTATAAAAAGTCGAAGTAACCAACTCTGGCGACGGATCGCCAAGTGGATGTGCCATAAATTCTAGCACACAATAATCAGATAATGTAACGTACGTTGAAATCATTTGTACTTTTTGCCTAATTTAAGTGTTAACCATGATGGTGTGTAACTAAGACCGACTCCGATATATGGAAAGAACGTCGGCTGCTGTTGCATTGATAGTCCGTAACCTGCATGGATTCCCAAGCCTAAATAACTGCTGTATTTTTGATTCAATTGTCTCTCTATCATGTTGATTCCTGACATTTGAACTTGTGCTGGAAATTTAGTGCTTGATGTAATATGGAAAATTCCCTCTTTGTCTTTAGACATTGCAAGAGCTAAACTTAACCCAAACTCTGGATTAATTTCAACTTTACCGTCTTCTATTTTATTATCTCTTAATTTGGTCGTAACTTCACCCAGTATTTTGTAATAATTACCATCACCAAATTGCTTGTCAATATTGATTGAAATTGATGAGTCCGAAGATAGTGAAGCGATACTACCTGGAGCGCCTAATCCTGAAATAACTTGATCCTTAAATTTAATTTGATTTTCTAGATAAGCAATCATTTCTTGACCCTTTGCTCTGTCGCCAAGTACATCTTCATACTTATCCTTGTACTTTGATAAGCTTTCTTCAATTGTTTCTTTGTCGCCAGTCAAGATGCTGATTTCAGACTTGAAATTACCAGCTTCGTCTTGCCAGTATTCCATGGTGTCCTGTAAAACCTTTAGGTTGTTTTGTGCAGTCTTTTCCTTTTGTGCAAGAATCGCAAGTTGTTGCTTTAAAGTATCTTTATCTGAACACTGTTTTAGAGCCATTAAGATAAAGATTCCAAGTACCGCAATGATCACCCACTTGAGATTGGCAGTAAGGAGCTCAATGATTTTCATTTTGTATTAGTTCCAGTATTTTTCTGAAGTCAACTGGCTCGCCAATTTCCTTCTCTATTTTATCTATTAGACGCCTTTCCTTTTCTCTATTCTGTTCGATCTTCAGCATTGAATTATTGCGCAGGATCTCAAGAGTTTCAATTCTAGCCTTTATTCCGTCCAGCTCGTTGCTGATTAAATGATATTCGGAAATAATTTCCTTTACTTGTGGTAGATACTTTTCTATCATGATGATATTTTAACTTTAATTCCAGCAACCAAGGTTTCATAGATTGCTGACAAATACACTTCATTTAGGTTTAGTTCGCTACTAGGCTCTTCAGCTTTGCCTTTAGCTAGCTCAACTTGAGCAGGGCTGCCTTTTTCGCCAGCGGTATTGTAAATTGAGCTTTGATCGACTTGCGTTACTTGTGAAGTTGACACATTATCGCCAGTTTTCATATTCGAAATATTTGTACTTAAATCAGTACTCATATTCTGAATTTCCTTTTTAACACCAGTTCCCATCGTTTCAACTGCTCCGACTATTGGATTCGGTGGATTTATGATCTGCGAAGCTTCAGTCTTTGTAATTAACTGGGTGTTTTCAACTCTAGCCGCTTCGTTTGTGTTAGTTGTCGCTTGATTGGTTTGAGTTTGATTAACTGTGTTTGTTCCAGTTAAAGTAGTAGTTAAATTCTGAGCTTGCTCAGTTTTATTTTGAATATTTTGTATCTCTGGCCCAGTTAATAGCGAATTAAAATTATCGACTTTTTGGATCGAGTTATTTTGATTCATGCTAGTCTGTTCGATCATTTTTGAAGTTTCAACTCTAGATCGGTCAACCGCCTGATTTAAATTATTGGTTGTATTGTTTGCAGTATTTAGAGTAGTCTGTGCATTATTGATATTTGTCGTTGTCGACTGCACAGTAGATACAGTTTGTGAAGCTTCAGTTTGAGGTCTAGCTGCTAGATTAGCAAGCAGCGAATCGAACGTATACATTCCAGATTCAAAGGAACCTTCATTTGACTGAGCAGCTAATGCATTATCATAAATCTCTCCACTCTCAAGTCTAAATGGCTGAGATAATTGTTGAAACTGATTATTTGCGAGTGCATTAAAATTCGCAGTATAGTCTTCAATCGGCGCAGTAGAATTAATACCTAATTCTTCGGCCGTAGCCTCAACTGTTGCCACGCTAACCTTTTGTGCAAATTCTAGAGCAAGAGTTGATACAATCTGTGGAGTTGCAATGCCAGTTTCAGCTTGACCATTCTTTGTTTGCCAGGCTTTCAGCGCATCTTCGGTAACTGGCCCAAACGTACCAGTCGCTGGATCTACTCCCAAATACTGCTGTAGTCGTTTAACTGATGAGCCGGTTGATCCGCGTTTTAAGTCTGGCATTTAAGAATGAATTATTTACTAAGATTATTTATCCGAATTATGAATCTGCTGCCGGAAATTTCGGGCGAGCCCTTTCTATTTCAAAGGACTCTTGTGAAATTGTACTAGTCGAGCCATCGCCAGCTGATTCAATCTCCTTAACAATGATCTTTTTGTAGATTGAATATTCGTAAAACGGTAATCGATAGAGGCTTTCAAGCGGTTGATTAAGCTTCACTGATAATACCCTGTTTGCCTCAAACAAGTTCATCAAGTCTACCTGAAATAAGGAAAAGACTTTTAATAGTGAAGCTTGATCCCAAAAAAAGTGGAGACGTCATTTTGGAACCGCACTTTGGGCAAGCCATCGTAACGCTTAGCGATTTGCCTTCTTGGAAGAGATTTGCAAATCGATCAATGAATGAAAATTTATTGATGTGCCAAGACAGTGAATCTGATTTGAGCTTAGTGTATTCGGCATCGTCAAATGAGCTCCAATCTTGGATGAGGTATGGCAAGGCTTTAATAAATGCTTTATCAACAGTTTTACCCTTTTTGCGGTCGGCTGTAATCTTTGCCTTAATTCTTTCAATTACACCAAGAGTCGGTGCATATAAGTAAAAGGTTTCATTCAACCTTTCAGACACGACTTCAAAGCACTTATAGTCAGCTCTAAAATATGGCCTTAACTCTCCATCAAGCTCGTAATTTTGTAATAGCGAGCTCGTAGTTCTAACCTCAGTTGAGAATTTACTGTCAGTTGAACACGTCTCATTGCACTCAAAACGAGTCCACAAGATATTTTCTTTATTTGGAAAAGTTTGCTCGTGGATCGCAAAGATCAGATACATGCGGTCAACATCACAAATATCTCTCCATGATAACCAGGCAGCATTATCCTTTGTTTTTATTCTTAAACATTTTTCAAGAATAAAATTGAGCATATCGTCAATGTTTAGCGCATCGCTTTCGTCAATTGTAGACCAGTGCCTAATTTCGCCAACTGATGCTGCTCTAACTGTAATTTCTGTGTCGTCTGGATAAAAAATTCCGCCAGAAGGCAGGTTTTGAATTGGAATATTCTTCCAAAATGAATCATTTGCTCCAGAAATAGTTGATGCAATCGGTTGCTCGGCAATAGCTGCAGTACCTAAAGAATTAGCGGGCTTTTCAGACTCCACCGTATTCTTACCGTACGCTCTATCAGTTTGTTCGAGGAAGGATTGAGCATCTTCTGGAATATAACCAGTATTTTCGCTCATATTGTTGACTTTTTTAGAATTTTATATTAAAAATTCCAAGAAAGTTTTTGCTTTAGCTGTATTGTGCTGGACTGACTCGTTTAGCCTAATTAGTGTCTCTGGATAAACTTCGTGCTTTTCTAGAGTGTTTGGATCGGTGATAAATGCTCTAATTGTTTTAGTATTTTTATCAACCTTAAATGAATCAAATTTACCGACAATTGCTTTTGGATTTTTATCGGTATGGACAGAATTAACTTTAACTCCCTTAATTCGGCCGCCTGCTTTAAATTGACTAGTTAACGCCTTTACTTCTTTTTCGAAATCAGAAGGTTCAACGTCAGTATTGGGTTTAGATAAATCAGCTAGTGGTAAAATCTTAATTGCAATACCTGGCGTAAAATTACCCCTTGACGCAACGAAATTAAAATCGCCCTTACCATAAAACGGTAAGCCTGACATTGCATTTTGACGCTGACTATATGTTAAAACTGGTCCCATTAGCAAAAACTATTTGGATCTGGATTTGTTTTCGACGAGATTAATAAACCTTTAACTCGAATGCTGTAATCTGCATTCGGATTAGTTATCGTAACTTTATTTAGCAATTGACGAGCATCATCAGCATCGGCATTTGCAAAATGAGAGAACATTTCGCCAACTGGTAGAACAAACGAACCAGTTGCAGGTCTATCGAATATCGTTAAATTTGAAGAATAAGTAGTAGCTTCAATCGCATTGCTTGCTGGATAGATTATTGCTAATAAGATTCCTCTAACGTAGGTTTCATCGGCGTCTAGTGGATATTCTCCATTAACTGCCGCAATTGATTGTAGATTATTATCAAACAGAGTTTCAGTTGAATTTGCACAAACTGATAGATCAATTAGCGAAAAGCCATCAACTGGAAAACTTAGGTGTTTGAATTCGCAAAAAGAGGCAAGCAATTTTTCTCTTTCGAATATCGAGAAACAGCCATCAACCAATTTTAGAGTATTCTTAATAGGGTCTCCGTCACACAAACTGCCAAATGCGGAGTTTACGCGTCTTTTAACTGGATCATCTACGTATTTAATGTACATTCTTGCCGGCTACTTTTTTAAACCCGGCCGCCCCTAGATAAAATCTCATCCGGATTTACCTTCTTTGTGGTTTGGACAGGCTCCTTTTTATTATCTATAATGGGCTCTTCCAAAACTTTTGGTTCAGGCTTTATGTAATCAACTAACGATTTGATGAAGCCTAGCGCTACGATTGGTAGGATTGCACCAGACACGATCGACAACATTCGTTTTTGATAGATTAGCTCCTCTTCGTTTAGGCCAAACAGCTCAATCCAACCTTGGAAATTTTCAAGGTGAGTATAAGCATAATAGGTATTACCCATTGCCTGCATTGCTGTTAAGATAATGAATAGCAACCAAACAATAGTCTTATTCATTTTCTCTAGCGCAATGATTGATGCTAAAGAGGCTGCTGCTCCTATTTCAAAGGCAATTGCCAAGCTAACGGCCAACCAGGTCGGGTTGGACATCTTAAAGAAATCTATTACGTGAATCGTCGAGATAATCGAAACTAGAAAATAGAGAGTAACAAAGGTTCCGATAATAAAGACGTTCACCGCTTTGTTGCGGTCAAGGGTCATTTAGTCTCTATCTTATTTTTGATATCAGATAGACTTGTTTTACCCTTATCGACGTCCTCTTCGTAAATCAAAAACTCAAACATTGTCTGCTGACTGATGTGTTTAACTTGCTCAGCAGTTACTGGGCCAGCTTTAACTAACGAATCAACTGTTGCAGTTGATAATTTGGCTTGCTTATAAGCATTGTCCGCTTTTCTAGATACACTGCACTGTTGAACAAACAGGATAAAAAGAAAACCTAGTACAATCTGCTTAAAATATTTTTCAATGAATTGCATCACTTAAAAATTTTTAGTTATTTATCTGCTGGTACCACATCCAGATAGACTTGGCAGCAGTTACTCCAATTTGATAGTTCACCGCGATTGTTACCAGCAATGAAATCCACAAAATGGTCTTGAACCAGGTTGAAATTTTTGACTCCCAGCGGTACTTGATCCACACTAAATACGCATAATATTCAGCAGTTTTGATTCGACGATAATCAGCTTCAATTATCTCAAGAAGGCCGTCTTTCATAAAGACTTGATTTCGTTCAGCAATCGCTTCAGTAACTCGGCTTCGTTCTAACAGCTCAACGTCTGACCCTGCGAGTAGAGTTTCCGGCAATAGATTTATGACAAAATATACTCGTTTGAGAGTATCGGCTCGCATGCCCTTTTCTTTAAGAGAGCCATCTGCTGTTAATTTAGTAATAGTCTTGCGATAGAAACGATAGTTTATTACGTCTTTATAGCATTGACTTACATTTTTCCAAAATGAAACTGGATTTAAGAAATCTAATATCGAATTCAGCATTATTATAGAAATTCTTTTAGTCTGTCCTTGAATTCTGGATTCTTTTCTAGGACTTGATCTCTAAGCATTTTTCTGGCCTTACGAATTTTAGTCTTGACAGTGTTCAGATTCATATCGTATTTTTCAGCCAGATCATTACCCTTCATGTGATTGAGTTCTTTGTCAATTAGGATTGACTTTTCAATACAGTCAGGTAGAGTGGTCATCATACGTAGAGTCTCAACATAGAGAGATTCAATGTAAGTTTCCTTTTCTAGGACAAAGCCTGAGTCGTCCGGTCGATCTACTTTATTTTCAACGTCATCCAATCTGACTGCAAATTGAGTTCTCATTTTGTGCTGATGCAACAGGGACTCGTTCTTGGCAATCGTATAGATCCACGTAGTAAATCTAAATTTATCACTGTATGATTCAATGCTCTTGAATATTTTGTACAGTGTGTTGTGCAGAACCTCTTCAGTAGGTTCAGTATCGTTAAAGAACTTCCAAATAAAGTACTTTAACTTCGGGTACATGATTGACGCTAGTCTATTTCTATCTCTCTCGGAGTAATCGCCGCTTTTGATTTTCTCAGCAAGCGACTGCATCTCATCATTTAATTGGCGGTTTAATTGGTCGTAAGTGCTCATTTAGTTAATTTACCTAAGAAATGTATGATTTGGATTCTCATTTTTCCATTGTTCATATCTTTCGGTGATTTCAACTAAAATTTTATTTCGAACAATATCGGAATCCTTAAATTGGTGAACTCCAACGCCTTTTACTCCGGAAACAAGTTTGATAAAATCAGGTAAAGCTACCTTATTTTTTGAAATATCATATTGGCTGACATCGCCACAAATGAGAACTTTAGAGTCCTTACCCAGTCTAGTCAAAAAGAGCATCAGTTGCTTAAAATCAGCATTCTGAGCCTCGTCTAAAATCATAAAGGCATTATCAAAAGTTGCACCTCTCATGTACGCTAATGGTCTAAATTCTATGATACCGGTTCCTTCTAACCAGTCAACGACGTTTTCGTCATGTAATAATTTTACCATATTCGAGCGATAACTTTCCATAAATGGATCAATTTTATCCTTAATTTCTCCAGGTAAAAAACCGAGCTTTTCGCCAGATTCTTGGATAGGCTTGGACAGGATAATTTTTGAGATTGATCCGCTCAAATACAGCCGTAGAGCCGCATAACACGCGGTGAATGTTTTACTGGTGCCAGCTGGGCCAAAACAAAAGGCAATTTCACTATTTAGAATTGTATCAAAATATTGCTTTTGGCTCTCATTTAGAACGACCTGTCTCAGGTCAGATTGTGATAGTTCTAGCGTTTTTGAATTACGTCTTGGCTGTTGTTTCTTTGGTCTAGTCGGCATCGATATTTAAGTCGTTATTTTTTAGGTAATCTGAGAGAGTTTTGCACTTTGCGCACTTCTCATAATTTTCAAGGCTCTCAAAAAAGTCCTGAGCCTTTTTCAAGGTGAATGGCCAATCGGCCCGTTCTACGACGACATCTAATTTATCGCCAAGAACGACTATGTCTTTTATAAAAAGTCTAGCGGATTTTTGCTCAATAGCAGTTTCAATACCAAGTATTAGAGTATTAAAAATTCTGATTTTATCGTCAACTAAATCAAACTTCATTCGCGGTTTATGAATTTCCGTAAAAATATCCCAACATTCTCTTATACTCAGAAACTGAATCTGGATCTAATGCAGTTTTAACTTTAGGCTGCCCAACCGATGGTGTGGAGTTTAGTGCTCGCAGCTCGCCAAAATCAAAGCCTGTATCCAACGTCAAATATGCTTGATCTAGTATTTTTTCGTGAACTTCTTTCAAAAAAGCCGGATCTACTCTCTCCAATTCTTCGTTTGCAATTTCCCAAAAGTTAGGTGATTCAAAGAAGGCTGAGGTGTTTACGCAAGTTATTGCCAAGTCGTCATTACCGCTCTGGCTGCGATAAGTACCGTTAGTCGATTTACCGAATGAGCCCAGTTCATGGACTGTTCGGAATTCGTTCGGTAGAATTCGGTTTGTGCCAGAAATGTATTTGTAGCGCTCACAATACTTTGATTTGTTAGTTATAGTTAGCTTTAGTCCAGGTTTAAAACCTTTCATTGCTTCAGTATGCTTAGAATGAATTAACTGACCAGGCCAATATTGCTCGGTATTTGTGATTCGATCTAATACATATTCGCCTTTGTGGTTTAACTCAATCAAGAGTCTAACTTTATCTGGATTAAACACCGAATACGTTAATTTTTCAAGTGAATTACAGAACTCATTAATGTCCTTAGTATTGGTTCGAAGAGCCGCTACTTGAATGAGGCCAAATATGTCTGTTTCATCTTTCACAAAGTCCTTCACGCCCATTAACATTTTAATCGGTAATGTGGTGAATTTAAAGACATTTATTACTGAATAGTCTTTACCCACGCCGTCTGCTGTATCAACTGAAAAGATATAATAATTACCATCATTTCTAATATCATCTGGTGTGAGCTTTGCAAAGTTAGGATGTGCCATAAACTCATCAAACAACTCATTAACTGAGGGATCCTGGCACCATTCAGGTTGAACGTATTGGGTCCTTAGATTGAATATCTTTTTAAGATCCTTTGATGATAGCAATAACTTATCAGAAGAGAAGAATTGTAGACCATATTCCTGGTTAAAGTCTTCCTCTGAACCCAAGTTTGCAATTGTCATCTTCTTCCATTCATCATCTCTACCTGGTACTTGCCACCAGTCCACACGCAATGGCACATAAGCATTTTTGCCCTCAACTGCATCCATGTAAATTTCATAGAAACGGTTCATTCCGTTTGGTGTCGAGGTTATGATGACTTTTGAATTTGACATCGATGAAATAGTCGGATAGATCGCTCGATAAAAGAAATCTAAATATGCTGGATTGATGTGAGCAAACTCGTCAATATAGAGCAGGTGAATTGTAAAACCAATACCTGTATTTTTGGTGGTAGTTCTACCAATCAAACGACAGCCATTATCGAACTTCATTGACAAGACGTTATTTGATACA